AAAGTCTTTGCGAGATCTCTTGACTCAAATTCTCCAATTTCTTGGTTATAAGAGTGTGGGTCTCCGTTGATAACGACATCTGTAAACTCCGGATTATCTAGATAATGAGCGAGAACACGTAACTGAATACCTTTGGCGTCAACACCAACCAACCTACGGTTAGCAGTGTCACGAACAGTCCAGAGTGCTCTTGCTTCATATGTGAATACTCCGGCTCTACCTTTGAGAACGCCGTCCTTGTTTTTGCGTACAGCGGGAATGTTAGCGGAGTTAGGGTTCGAATGACGATACCGAAGAGTATTAGCCATCCAAAGACTGCCATGAATGCAGCCAGTATTTTCATTATAAGCTTCTAACCATGTATTGATCATGTTCGCCCTAGCATTGTATTCAATCCATTGGGCGATTAAACGTACTTCTTCTTTACCCGATTCTTCTACGAACTCCACGAGGCTTGGGACGAGATGGCCCTTTTCAGTGGCCTTGGGTTGACCCTTGGGATGGGTCTTACTTGGTTTGGTGAATTCCCTAGGTTTCCAACCTAACGACAGGAGTTTTTCAATTCTTTGACTAGGGCTTCCAATGTTGAAATAGACATAGTCAAGGACTTCATATGCGTCCCGTTCGTTGAGAATTCGTACCAAGACATATTGCTCAGAATGTCTTTTGTAATTCTCAGTGAATGTTCCGTCCTTCTTACGAGGTCGTTTGTATTCAGCAACCACTTGAAGTTGCGGCGGCCAATACTTGTAGATCTCTTGTTGGAGGTCTGCTTCGATGGCCCGCAACTTTCCGTAAAGTACGTGGGCTTCTTCTGCATTAAATGCGAAACCATTCTCTTGCTGTCGTCTGATTATACTCCATGCTCGATGTTCAATTTCTATACCCTTATCCGTAAAGCCTATGGTCTTCATTCTACGAGTCAATCGTAAAAAGATCTCACGACAAATTCGAACGTCCTGTAGACAGTACTCACCCATCTCGTCGGTATACTTCGAGAAGTCGTCGTGGTCACCTTTAGGCATTCGGAACTTATCACCCCAGTTGGCTAGACCGTGGCCTCCGTCGAAAGAAGGTGAATAGATCATACTGAGAACCATCGTATCTACGAGGTCTGTGATTTTAAGTTTGGTTCCCGTCAACCGATTTAGAGTAGGGGCGTCGTATCCAATTATGTTATGGCCTACGAACTTATAGCCTCTTTGTCTCCGTTCCTCGATGTACTTAGGGATTGCGTCTCCAAATAGGAGGGCCTCTTCTTTGGTTCCGATATCGTAAGCGCCCATGCAGTAAACCTTACTACTAGGGATTGGATCACCCTCGATATCGATGACGCAATATTTCGTGTAATCATCTGGCAGGTACATTAAAAAGGAACTTGGTCGTCATTCAGGTGTCCGCCGGATTCAAATACAGTCACTTCCTCAGGAGAAAGCTCAGAGAGCCTACCGGTGTCAGGGTTATACCAGAGGTACGACGCAGGGCCGGTGTACCCGCAGAAGCGATTTTTTTCGATAGTGATCTTCGTTACGTTACGTCTCCATTCGTTGAGTTCGGTTTTATCTCGCTCCAATCGCATAACGATATTAGCAAGCTGCTCTACACCCGCCGTGCCACGGATCTGCCCTTGTCTGTTGGTGTGGATAACGGCAATTACCGCGATATCTAATTCCATAGTAAGGGTCTTGAGTTTAGTCGTAATCTCATCGAGCTGCTTCCTTTCGTCACCAGACTGATCAGAAACTACGATAGAAAGGTGGTCGAGTACGATATACTTACACCCTAAAGCGACCATATGGCGGACCTTGTCGAGGACGGCATCTACACTGTTGCTACCGAAATGATCCCAGATTACAACCCTTTCATTGTTGAGGAGATCGTCATAAGCTTTTCTAAGCTCGTCAGGGTCTCTCTCGACAGTTGGTAGGTGATACGGCCTAGAGTTATGGACAGACAAAAGGCCAAGGGCTGTATCTCCGTTTGGTTCCTCGAGATGTAAGAAACCTACGCCGTAGTTCTTCTCCTTGACAGTTTCGTCCGTCAGAAGATGATGCTCGATATGCTTAAGAACAGAGGTCTTACCGACACCGGTATCTGCGGTGACTACTACTAGTTCGGATAACCGTATACCGAAAGTCTTAAGGTTCAGACCCGCGAAAGGATACTGCACCGTAAAGGACTCCTTACGGTTAATGATCTCGTCCCACATGTCGGAGCCGAGTTTGAGTCCGTCAGGACGATACACAGGGGCTTGCCACCACTCCCTGATATACGCCTCTGTGTCCTTGTTTAGGAGATAGTCGTTGGCGTCCTTATGCTTTCTAGTTGTGAGGACCTTGACCTTACCGAGGGGGAAGCCCGCACTAGCTACGGACTTTGCAGCCTTTCTACCTGCCTCGTCGTTGTCGAAGTTGATCACAATGGTGTCGAAGGAATTGAGATACTCAAAATCCTTCTTGACGTCGTTCAGGGCCGTGCTAGCGCTATGGACCGAGACTACAGGATACTTGCCCCCGTTCATCTGGAATGCCGCTAGAGCGTCGTCCTGGCCCTCTACAAGGGTGATAGTCTTCGCACTACCGGGTGGGAAGGCGTGTCGTCCAAAGAGTCCGGCTGATGATAGATTACCCTCGATAGCGAAGTGCTTATCGGCAAAGCGAACCTTGTTACCGACATGTTCCCCTTCGATACTAAAGAGGGGATACTTACTCACAGCCTCTATAGATTTACCGGACGGGGAGGTATAAACTCCTCCGACCTGCACTCTATATCGATGGACAGTCTCCTTGGTAAAACCCCTCTCTACTAGAGGAGCCGCGTATTCTACGATTGGTGTGAAATCAGTTATTGGTTGTGCCTTGGGTTTAGTTTGGGAGAATTCGTCTGACGGTGGAAAGTTCTTACCGCAGGAGAAACAATGACCCCACCCGTTATTCTGCAATGAGAATGCGTCGGACGAGCCGCAAGTGGGGTCAGGACAGGGAAGATGGTGTGCTATCTTTATCTCTTAAAAGTTATCTGGAACACGGTTTGCGTTCCATACCGGATCATTCAAGACCTCGATTCGTTCAGCCATCATCGTTTCGAAGTGGATTCCTTTAATCGTTATCTCTTCGATGTTAGGAAAGTTGGAAGAAGGGTTGGGTGCCTTTTTAGGAGGACGGCCCACCGTGATTTTGAAACCAGTGCGCGACTTCCAGCGCTGGACTCTATCGTAGGTGTCGTTATCTTCGGTAGGAACCCTCTTACTTTTTAGTGAAAGCTCGAATCGATTGTCGATGTTGTAACTACCGTCGTACCAACACCGTACGAGGTCATAGTCGAAGCTGTCTACGAGTTCTTCAGGAGTTGCCTCCGACCTACCAATGATCTGAATAGGTTTGAAGGCTTGCATCTGATTGAAGTCGACATCTCGGCGAAGATGTCTTGAGGTAAACTCATACCCTACGAACTTTCTCTTTGTTGGGGAGTTTAGAAGAATGGTATGGTAATTAGCAATAGGCGTGGCGGCGTGTGAACCGAGTTCTGGGCTCCTGTCTTTCATAAGTTCTGACAGGTAAACGACAGTATCGTCGCCTTCCTCAGCGTCAATACCTAAGAAGAAGATATCAAAATCTCGGACAGGCAACCCTAAGAGAGCGTCTCGTACAGAACCCCCGGCTATTACAACTCTGGCGCCTACAGTGTCGGCAGCTTCAGAGGCAATCTTGTATAGAGAACTGATCTTTCCATCTAAGAGGGCCGTTTGTTCTCGATTAGTAGAGAACGCTTCTTTATTTACGTTCATAATATAACCTTTTTTCTTATACCCTGTACGGATATTATACAACAGTTGGGAGATGTTGTCAAGATATTTTTTACGGTCTTCGACTACCCCGCGGATATCACGGAGAAATTTCTTCATCGAGAAGCCTATCTATTTCTGTCTCTTCGAGGGGATCCTCAAAAGACTCATCGATGATTAGTTGGCAACTTGTACAAGGGGTGAATGGCCCGTACTTTTCTCCCTCATATCGAGCGTCGTAGTCGACATCGTCAGGGGCGATAGCGGAGTCGCAGATATAACAGCGCATTATAAACTTTCATGTACGTAGACGGGTCTGTCACCGTTCCACTGTCGTCTTGTATTAGTTAGCGCTCTCGCAGGGAAAGCAATTTCAGATCCCCTCTTTCTGAGCAGGATCTGATTTTCTCGAGGGATTTTGAGGGACCGAGGGATCTTGGCATGGTGGGTCAATGCAGCGACTCCCCAATGCCCCTTGATTTTTGCACAGAAATCAATTACGTCATACTGAGGATCCTCGACGATCTCCCCTGTTTCAAAATCGAAGTCGATATCAATGTCTTTGTTATCCACAGCGACAAACCTTTCGATTGCGGACGATATTCATAAAGTTCCGGGCATGATCCCACGTCCGCATCACCTTCTTATGAGGATGGCGGACGGTTACCCAATACCCGAACTCGCGTCGCTGGACTACGTAGTGGACACCGAATGAGGGATTGACTCGGCGAGAAATACGATACATCATTGATAAATTCCTAAAGAGTTACATGTTGAGGAAGAAGTCGCGATATCG